CAAAGAAATCCTGTTGTCTCAAATCAAGCAACTCAGATTAAAGTACCAGATAATCCAAGACCGAGCGACCCAACTATGTTAGCAGTTCAAGGTTCCCAAATGTTTAATTAGGCTTCTTCTGCTAATTTCTGGAAGTACCCAAGACCTTCATCTTCCTCAGAAGATTCATCAGACGCAGGTTTAGGTGGTGGTGTATAAGCCTTACCACCATCAAACGGAACCTCTTCAGCCTTAGGCTTGAATTCCGTACCAAGACCAAGAACACGATCCAACTTAGTTTTAAGTTCCTCGTAAGTCTTGAACTGATCTTCAGCCACCAACTCCTTCAGAGAAAATTCTGAAGTCCAGATAGCTTCCATCTGTTCATCATTCTCAAGAAGAGGGGTTGGAGCTTCAAACTCCGACTTGTCATAATTGGAATAACCCTCTACCTTACGAATCTTCATCTTGAAATTCGCCCCTTCCCAGAGGTCAAACGGATTAACTGGTGACTCATCCTCAAACTCAGGATTCATCAAGTCATTAACCTTGTCAAAAATCTTCTTACCAAAACGGAAGAATTTAACTTGGCCCTCATTCTCAGGATGAGCGGGGTCTTTGATGACATACACATTAGCTGTGTAATTCAATCGACGCTTTTGTTTACGAGCGATCTCTTTATTCGCTTCAATACCAGAATTCCAGAGTTGTGAATTGTATTCACTCACAGGATCTTTTTGACCAAGAGTAGTCAAAGAGTTTTCAATGTACCAGCCACCCGGCCCTTGGAACCCATGATTCCACATACGAGCCCACGGAAGCTCTTCACCATCTGGTGCAGGAAGAAAACGGATTACTGCATATCCGTTACCTGACTTGTCCAACTCTGGACGCCAGTAACGCTCATCTGCATCACCGAATGTATTGGGACTTGAAATTTTCTCAGTCTCTTTGATTAGAGATGAGAGGTTGGACTTACTACGTTTTTTCATATCGGCAAACGACATATTAGCTCCTTATTAGAATGTGCAATGTATTAACGTATACAAGTATTATACCATATATTTAAGACTTGTCAAGTACCCTCATATTGGTAACTTAGCAGTCTTAGGAAAGAAATTGAGTTCTTCAGCTTCTTCCCTTATCTGGGCCTTTAGTTTAGTATTCACTAACTGGGCCGCAGTCTCTGGTTCCATATTGTTCTGATCACAATAATGGAGAATAGCATCCATATAACTTAGTTTTGTGTCTGCTACTAATTTAACAATTTTTGTATAAAATTCACTTGATGTTTGTGTATTCAACGCCATAATCAATCCTCACTTTTGAAAAACTCATTAAACCCTTTCATTACTATCTTAACATCTTCCCACTCAGAAACATGACAAATCTCAATCTCATGTTTTGATTCCATAACTGAAATATCATTTTGAATATCGCCCAAGGTTGTTGGGTTTAATCTTTTATCTTCAGCATCAAAGAGAACAGGGGTTGTTGTATAATCCTTTTCTCCACCTATTCCAGACCCCAAAAGCTTATCCGCCCATTTATATATATGCTCTTTAGCCTCACCAGCAAGTTTCTTAACATTAACTGTATAGCCTAGATTCTTATATTTGCGGATTCTAACGTAACCATCTTGGAAAAGCTTTAATAGAATTTCTTCTCTAGCTTTACCTTCTTTTCTCAAAGGCTCATCATGTTTGTCGTATATCTTTTTGATATCGGCAAGAGACATTCCAAACTTTTTAGGGTATGAAATGACATCACCAATATGAGTCATCCTGACATTATAAACTTGACCTTTGGGGTTAATCCAAAATGCAGCATTCATACTAGCCATTATTAACTCTCTTCGTTTCCTCACTTGTCATTAGACTTTTTGCCCAACGACCCATCATTCCAAGAGGTTCTTTTACACTTTCAAATACAAAACTTCGCCCCCTCATCTTAGAGTAAAACTCACCAGATTTATTAGGTTTCCATTTTCCAGTTATTTCTTCTTTATCAAATCCAGGCCAATCTGCTGTATGATTAGTTCCAATTAACATAGCATCTTTATCACCACCTGGCTTATAAAGTACGCTATCTTGTTCATACTTAGCTCCAAGTTTTTTAATAAGGCTTTTAAACTCATTATCTTGTTCACTATTTCCTATAATAAAATAACTATCTTCACCAACATCTTCAGCATTAGGTTTACCAAAATTTTCTATGTATCTACCAGATACCTTAAAGTAACCTAAACCGGCTCTTCTGATATCTGATTCTAGTTTCTTATTTCTTTTTTTATTATCTTGATACGTGTATGTACCCCGAAAAGCAGTCATCATACCCACAGGTCTATCACTTTTTAAATGAGTATTAATTCTTGAAAATGATGCTTCTTCTAGATAGTGTTTAAAATGCTTCATGTCGTTATATTGTTTTTAGATTTGTAATCTGAGATTGCTGCTTTAATTGCGTCTTCTGCCAAGACAGAACAGTGGATCTTAACCGGCGGTAGCGATAATTCCTCAACGATGTCCGTATTCTGAACAGTATTTGCCTCATCCAATGTCCTACCCTTAACCCATTCAGTCGCCAATGAAGAAGCTGCAATTGCACTTCCACAACCAAAAGTCTTAAATTTGGCATCGACAATTTCTCTTGTATCATGATCTACCTCTATTTGTAATTTCATTACGTCGCCGCATTCTGGAGCACCCACAAGACCAGTACCGATAGATTGACTCCCACTATCCAAACTACCAACATTGTGCGGTCTTTCATAATGCTCCAAAACTTTTTCTGAGTATGCCATTTAATTTTGCATCCAAACTGGTGTGTCAAACTCTGTAGGTTTGACAGAGAAACTTGTAGAACAACCACACGTTGAAGTCGCTCTAGGATTTTGGAACCTAGGCCCCGGCGCTGATAAATCAGTTGACCATTCAATTTCAAGACCATCTATAACAATGTGACTCTTTTTATCTGTTATTATTTTAACACCATTTGACTCAAATGTCAAGTCACGCTTAGTTGGTTCATCAAAGGTTAAAACATACTCATACCCCGCACAACCACCACCCTTTACTGTTATTCGTAAAGGAACTTCATCACTTAATTCTTCATCTTCTCTAATTCTTTTGAAATTCTTTGCTGCTCTTTCGGTCAGTTGAATCAAAAGTCTCCCCTAGTGACAGCTTTAATTTTATCAATCTGTGCATTAAGAATGTCTGTCCTTCCAGGCCATTTAATCCATTCTCTCTGGTCACCATCCTTAGCAAGATTCTGAAGAAGTGGAAGAATCAAATCTTCTACCTCATTCATTTTCGTACTCCACTTATCATTAAGCTCTTCTTTGCGATCAGACATCTCATCGCTTAAGACTCTCATACTATCGGTTAGACTTGTAATCTTAGTACCTATCTTGTCTAATTCTGGTTGAATACTTGCCGTAGCTGTGGAAACCACCTCCTTGGCCGTGTCTACTGTCTTTGTTTGTTGTGCCTCGTACTCATCAGCACTCACCGTACTAAAACCAAAATCATTAAAATCAGCCATTGCTTTCTCCGTTGCTATGTAACTGTGCTGATTCTCTATCCTCAGCATCTTCCTTGTCCTTGAACCAGTAGTCTGTTGACTTAGCCAACACACCAACATAGGCCCCAACAAGGATATTAATTAGATCTCTATGTCCATCTTTGAGATCTGTAAAAAATAATAGATATAACAAAACTAGAAAGGTTCCCGCCACAATCAAAGAAAGAGTGAATCGTGCAATCCAATTCATCTTCTTTCTAGTTTCTATTCTCTCATACTTTAAAGCTTCCACTGGATTTTTCTCCCACAATGCCTCTTCTGAGGCGTGAATCATTTCAACGCTGGTGTTTACTTTTCCATCGCCAGTTCTTTCTTTTCTAGCTGATTTTAAATTAGATGGTATCTTTATGGCCATGTATTAATCCTCGTCCCATTGTAGCAGTTCTTGCACTCCATGTTCCGCTAAGTATTCTCTGTTAGCCCAATGTTCATCCTTGATATCATCTTTGTTTTGACCCCAATAACCAACTGCATGACCATTCTCACATAACCACTTGTTTATGTTTGTCCATCCATTAAATTCATGTCCCTCTTCAGTGCAGTTAATCCAAAGTTCACCCAATACTCTACCAAACTTACCTCGGCTATCTGACTCTGGACATCTGCATTGTATTTCAATATCATCTCTGTCATCCATAACTGCCCAATGTACCCATGACTTGAGAGCTGCTTTGGACAACTTACCATAAATCTTTTCATTCTTATGTCTTGTTCTTGATTCGGGTGTATCTATTCCTAGTAAGCGAATTCTATTACATATCCGTACATCAAAACCTAAATCAAAAATTGCATCAATAGTATCTCCATCAACAATTTTTTCTACTGCTGTTATATTGTATATAAATTCACATGGTTCTTCATTTTTGTATTCAGCCATTCAGCTCCATTCAAAGTTAAATTGTCCTGTTTCCCAAGACACCCTACAACGACCAGCATTATATGGTAGGTTATATATTTTATACGTTTCCTTTAAATTTTCTGGAATTAAGTAGTAAGGCGGAAAATCGCCCATTACGATATCTCGTTCAAATCTATCTCTAGTCACTTGAACTTGAGATAATGTAGTAGGTTCATTTTGTTTTCCGCCTGACATTTTGCTCCTTACTTCTTCTCTACAAATCCGTAGAGTTCAGTAGCCTTCTCCTTTATATCCTCTATGGAATAAGAAGACGGTTGAAGTTCATTCCATAACTTCATAGTTGCTTCGCCCTGCTCTTCTGCATGTTCCCATGCTTGAGTGGCGAAAGCCACACTTCTATCTTGTTGTTCTTGAAGATAACATTGAGCCATTTCAAGAATTTTAAATCGAAGTTCAAATGGATTAGACATATTGTCCTTTCTCTGTGTGTGTTGTGTGTGTCTTACAAACATTATTGTTTATAAGTAGCGAGGAATTTTTCTGTTCCCAAGGAAATTCCCCAAGACCAAAAGTCTAAACTCGGCTATATATTTACGCAGCGAGTGCGTAAGCATATGCAGGTGTATAATCGGAATTATTTGCGATTATGTTTATTGGACTTATTTACAACCGTACCTCAGTTGGATACCTCTTCATTTGCCTTCACAATCAATCGAAACCCTTGTCACCCCCATCAAATAAGCACAAAATCAAGACCCCAAATTAACCCTAACGTAATAAGAATTATAATTAGAGATATAGTAATCTCTTTAGCGTCCATCTGATGCTCCTTTGGTGGAGGTGGCCGGAATTGAACCGGCGTCTTAACTGCTATCCAAATGTGTCATCAGTATCAAGAATATTTAGTAATAACCTGTTTCAGCGGTTCAATCCACCTACTCGTAGTTTCTTTCCATAATAACGGCTCTGACCCATCGACCGCCATTATTATTATTATATTTTCTATAGGAGTACCATACCTCTCTTCAAAAGCATGAGCATAAAATGCTCCCTGCATGAAAAACTTATGACACATCTCCCAAGTTTTCTTATAGTTGGAAGTTTTGTAATCAATGACTGCTAACTTATCATCAAAGTCAGCAATCAAATCTGTTCTCCCAGCAACCCTCAATTCATCTGACCACAATGCTCCTTCAACTAATCGAACATTGTCAATCCTATCAAGTAAAGGTTCGATAGACCGAAACACCTCTATGATATGTGGCATTTCTCCCTCTAAGAATCCGTCCTCGTTTTTGATATAGGACTCACAGACACTATGTACGGCAGTGCCTCTTCTAGATGCTTTTTGGGTAATTCGATTGGCTTCTTTTTCTCCAACCCTTGCTCTCCACTTCTGTATATCAGCTTTGGTGAGCTCAGATAATATTGATGTAATAGATTTATAGTGTTCACCTTCTGGTGTGACATAGAACCTCTTTCCATCATGATATTCACATGGTATGTCTAGTACATTCATAGCTAAATGACTAGTAATATGTTCAAAATTTTTCATAATCAATCTGGTATATTCATTGTAGCCCCCGGCTGTGTTCTCTTAACCTCCTGTAGCTTATTTTTCATCCAATCGGGAGTCTTTTTAAGATGACCAGGCGAAGAAATGTTGTCATAGGCAAAAAGAGGAACACCAATTACTTGTCGCACGTTCCCATCATTACATTCCATACATCTACCTTCTGGAACTTTTCTATTTGCTATGGTGTGTTGCTCTTCAAATACATTATCACAACTATCACATTCATAATCATAAAATGGCATATACTCCTTTCAATGCATGCAGCAATAGGAACTAGGTGGTAGAGAATCAAGCTCTTTACGGACTCACAGATTTTACTCCTGCCTACCCTTTTGTACCTAGTTCCTAATCATTTAGAGCCAATATTTCTGAGAATTTTAACTCTATTTAAATAAGTCTCAGGTTCACTATTATACTCACGATGTTCGGCAACCGTAGCTTTAACAAGAACACAATCCTTTTCCTTAAAATCTACATCACCACTACAACGATAGAACATAGCTTTTCGGCCATGACGGTCTATCATCTTATGAACACAATATGAATCACCATCATGACCCATCTTTTCAAATCTCTTATCAAGCTTCAAAAAGAATTCTTTACGTTCACCGACATTATCAAGATAAACATTCATACACAAGCCTCCACAGCTTCTGCAACCAACCTTGACTCATCCTTTGCGAATCGGTAACCCTCTTCATAGGATCGTCTTGAAGTTTCTGCTGCCAGTTCAGTCATCTCTCTGGCAGCTTCTCTCAGGGAGTCTCCACCCAACCATCGGGAGAGAACCGTCAATACTCTTTCTTCATAAGTCATAGCAATACTCGGCTAAGGTTTCGGGACTATTCCCACTCATTCAACCTTATTATCTCACACTAATAGGGCTTTGTCAAGTTAAAAATTAAAGCCCCCTCTTTTTTTATAAAAAATATGAGTATCTATTTTAACCAGTTTCTTCTTCTGATTAGCCCATCTTGGAGTCTTAATATAGTCTGCATGATAATGTGTCGCACCATCTGTTATATCTAACAAACTAGGTGTGCGAATAACATATTCTGCTATGGATTGAGAATCCCTCCATGCTGGAGTTTTTCTTGGTTCATCCCCCTTGCCGTCACAGTACCAGCTAAACTGGCATTGATCTCTCTTAGGAAATCCACTCTTGTGATGTCTACCTTCATACACCACTTTACATATAGTGTCAGGGTATTTTGTTGAGCGTACTCTATTCATTGTTACTTGAGCTACTGCCATCTTCCCCGCAGTTGATTCAACTGCTGCCTCAAAATAGATATTCTTAGCCATACATTCTAATTCGTTTGGATCTAATTGAGGTGCTAAATTTAATAAATGTTCCTCTAATGGAACAGCAGGTGCGGCTACAGTTGTTACTTGTTCTTTATGTATCGTAGGCACCCATATTTCGTTTGTCTGAGCTGTATTCACGCTTGTTGCAATAGATAACATGAGGCTCAGAACTAATATGAATTTCTCCATAGTCCTCGTTCTATTAGGTTAATAATAGGAAGTCTACTTGCGGCGGGAACTTCTTACGTAGAATTTTCCAGATTCCCATGGCGTAGCCACGAAGTCTCTATACTCAAATTCTGAAGTCCAAGTTATTCCACCAATCGTTGTGGTGAAAGCTTTAATCGAATTATCCCATTCCAAATCTAATTGAACTCCAAATTGTCTGGCCAGAACTACTTTAGCTGTTCTTGGTTCTGTGCCATTCATATCTAAATGCCGAAGCTCAGCTTCCTCAGAACCACTGATACCTTCAGCAGTTCTTCTTTTTATTTTGACAATCCTATCTTCTATAGATTTAATATTTCTCACGGTAATAAATTCGGAAATGTTTCTTTTATAAGTTTGTAGGTTAAACCCCTACATTTAATTTTTTTATCTTTAATTTGTATAAGAAGTTTTGCCTCTTCTTCATGAACACTCTCTAGCAATTCAATAAACAAATATTCCCTTCTAGTTTGCTTAAGATTATCATTTCCACCATCTACAAATAAGTATAATTTTCTAGTCAGACCATACAGATATGTTGGATTTTGTATATCATCAACTTCTGTTTTGTATGGTGGATCACCCGCTGGAAGCAGGAATTTGATATCGGGATGAAAAGTATATTTTAAAACCTCCAGCAATGGGGGTGTTTCATACTTTAATAATAGTTCTTTTCTTTCTTTTTGACTTCTGGCCTTATCAATGTCTGAAAAGATTGTTGGAAAACTTACTGCCATTATTCAAACTCACTTATATGTTCCATTAAATTCTTCAATCGTTTTTCAACAAAGTAGTCCATGAGCCTTCCATGTTTTGGAGACTGCTCCTTATACTCGTTGATTATATTTATACGAATTGATTCTGGAGATTTGGACAAATCGACCATTGTTTCATTTCGATTAAAGTTTCTGGCCATGTCCTCAGTCCATGTATTTCTATCCGCTTTCCAAAGTTCCATCTTCTTTTTGGATATTGGTCGCTGTCTTTTACCCTCAGTTACAAAGGTATCATCAGATGAAAGGATATTAGGCACACCGTCACCAGCATCACCCCTAATAAGCTTTTCCCAAAGCGATTCCTTTGGGTCACCAGTTACCCAATCCTTAGTCAAAGGCGACCATTGAGAAACGCCCTCATATTCATGTAATTGAATAAAGTCTTTATCACTAGAAATAATAAGAGTAGGATTCCAATGTTCTTCTTGGACTAACACAGCAATAATGTCATCAGCTTCTGCACAGTCAACCTTCACCACTCTGTATGGGAAATAGTTACGTAGATCTTCAATCATCTCATTTAGAAACTCAAAAAGAGATTTCCAATCGGTAGTATCATCCTCTCGCCTCTTCTTACGATTTGCTTTGTATTCTGGAAAGGATTCTTTTCTCCAGTTCTTTTCAGAGTCACAGCATATAACAAGACCAGGCCCAGCTCCACAATCGTAAATGCGTCGGTGCGTCTGTTTGTATTGCCGAATAGTA